GGAGATAGTAACGAAAGTGAACTCTTCATTGAGTCAGAGTCACTCCGTACTCTGACGCGAGCTGCCCACCGTATGGTGAGACGGGGGAGCTTCGGCGGAGAAATCCGTCGGAGACGGCAGTGGGACCCATTCAAGCAGGTCCCTCTCCTTCGTCAGTTTGTCAAAGCAGCCCCTTCGGTAGCTCGGAAGCTACCTGAAGATGCGAGGGCTATGGCTTGGCAGGAGGCGCTATTGCGCGCTCTGGTCCTTGCCTACCCAAGCATCGTGCCACGCCTGCTAGACACTGGGGCGCGTGATCGCCATGATCACGCTGCCCTGAGTTCCGTTGCCGACCTCCTTCGGGGGGTCGCAGACGACAAGGGGGCTAAGTCCTTGTCGGCGCGATTCCGTCAGGAATCGGTGGCTCAGGAACCCAGTGTCACCATTCTTCGGGGCACTCTCTCCCTTCTCGGGCTTTCGGGCCTGGGTTGGAGGAGAGTGATGTTCCAGCTCAGTCGTTTCGGCCGAGCTGGGCCGTACCCAACCAGTGATCAGGTTGAGTCCTCGAAGAAGCAGCACAAGGAAGACCTAACTCGGGACTTCCCTGTGCCTCGTTACATCCGTAAGGATGCAATGAGGTTTGCTGCCCGATGGTCCCATGGCAAGTTCGGACTTGGCCGGACTAGCTATGGGGCATCCGCGAGCACAGAGTGCACGCGGGACACCGGTGGTTGGCGAAACGGCGTCAAACGGTTGGTTGATTCCTTCCGTGAGATGCGTTTCTCCTTGGCAGACGTGCCCAGCCTCGTTGCCCTGATTCAGCCTTGGTGCCTGGATTTCACTGTGTGCGATCCGGCGCGTTGGCCTGTGTCAGGGCGAGAGGGGTCACTTAACCGAGTTGAGGCCTCGCGTGTGCTTTTCCTTTGGGAGAAGCGCTATGCGGAGGTCAACAGCTTCCATCTGGACACCTGGGAGGTGCAGCGTGAGCATTTGTTTGCTCTTGCTGCATGCCTGGTGGACATGAAGGTTAACGGTTATTTGACCGGCGAGAAGCCGCTTGAGGCGAGACGGGTGGTAGTACGGGAGCGCGGCGCGAAGGCAAGGATTGTCACTCCTTTGCCTACGTGCGCCGCGTTTCTCGGAACCTACCTCAACGCTTGGCTCCTTGGATTAAGTTCCAAGGATCCTCGTGTTGATCCGTATGGAAACCACACCCCCAACTTTCGAGTTGGAGATGGGGAGTACATACGGTCGGCGGACCTCACTCGTGCCACGGATCTAATCCCTGGGCCGTTGATCGCGGCCTTTGCTCGCGGCATTTGCCGCGGCCAGGGTTTAGGTGGCTCGAGCGTCGAGCAGGCGTTGCTAGCGTTTTGCACGCCAGTGCGAGTCTCGGACCCCGAGGGCACCTGGATGACAACAGGTGCACCGTTGATGGGGGCCGGACCCACTTGGCCCATGCTGAACCTTTACAACCTTTGGTTGTCTTGGTCAGCATGGAGCAGCGACCGATTACGGTGCGTAGGTGATGACCTACTTGCCGTCGGGGCGCTGCTATGCAGTGAGCGCTACAACGCCCTTCTTCGGAAGGTCGGTGGCGATGTGAGTGTGCCGAAAGACACGCTTTCATCGCATGCCGGCTGTCTCGTCGAACGGCTTTGCGTCGTTGAGACCAACTCATTGGTCTGGCTTGACACGGTATCGGTGGGGTCGCTCGGTACCCTTGCGCGCACGCGCAGGGATACCTTGCTTCCCCCCTTTGCCAAAGGGCCTGGTATCACCCGGGCCCCAGGTGTCAGCTGGATCGTTGAGAAGGTATACGCAGGCGAATTCCGACGTCTGCGTGCCATTGGTCTCAACCCTCATCTCCCTCGAGAGTTTGGAGGGCCAGGTTTCCCTGGGAGCGATACCCAGATTCGGAGGTCCATAGAGTCCCTTCGGCCCCATTGGGCTAGGGCTCTTAGGATTCTCATGAGTCAGGGTGCTTCCTCGGTAACTTGGCTCCTCCGCCTGCAAGGCCCATGGCAGTCATCGGCCACCGCAACATACGGTGACTTGGATGACTGGGTCAGGCAGGCTATAACCTCTTGGGAGGTGGAGGCTAGGCGGAGACGGGAAGAGCACGCGGAACAGGATCGCGTGAGCCTCGAGGAGTTTGAACGCCAGATCATGGCACGGCTTCGGCCTGCCTTTGATCTGTCGCGAGGATTCCCCGAGCAGCGATCCTGGGCTCTTTCCGTGCGGTCAGTGATGGATCGCCTGTCCAAAGTCATCGGGGAGTTGAACTCCTTGGTGCCGATGGACAGGCTTTCCGACCGCCCCCGGAACCTCACAGATGGTCTGATGACCTTCTTGAGTAAAATCAGAGGAGACTACTTTGTAGTCCCCTTTGAGTTCCGGGTGTCTCCTGGCTTTGGGGCTGCTAGAGTGGGGCGCCTTGCGACCCACGACCTGTGATGCGTATGTAAAGGACGCCTCTGATGCCAGCGGGATAACCGCGATCAGAAGGTCCCTCTGTCGTGGAGGGAAGGTGGTCGGTGTCAGGGAGAAGCGTAGCTTCGTCTGCACCGTGCCGACCGTTGCCTCGTGACCATACGCAGCACAG